TTTGAGTGCCATTAATTATATGAATACCCTGTTGGGGCATCATCCTTATCTAGTATTTCAAATAATTTTTTATGTTGGTCCATGATTTCTTTGTCTTTATCCATCATGTTTTCTATGTGGACTTGTAGTTTATCAACGTGTTTTTCTAGTCTATCTACTTTATCTTCATGAACTGCTTGTATAGTTGAAAGTTGAAATGTTCTTGATAGCGACCATCCTGCAAGAGTTAATAAAATTCCTACAAGTAAAGTCATTAATTTTTCAATCATTGATTAGGACCTGCACACCAGGCTAGTAAAACCATAGCTACAAATAAGATTACTGTAAAATAGTTTTGTCTTCTTTGATAAACACGATCCGCTGCCAATCTGCGAAGACGTAGTCTGCGCAGCTTCAACGTTCTGTAGTTCATTTAATCTATCCATTATTGGCACCATTCACATTCATTTGTACTGTCTACGATAGTTTCTTCACTACACGAACACGCCGTGCACGAACAAACTCCATACATATCTGAATGTTCTTTTAAAGAACAATGACAAACACAATTACAATTTTTACATTTACTCATTAATCATACAGTGACACCTATGGTGTCACCTTTTACTCATTTTATTTTTTTTTTAGATTATATTGCTATGACTGCAATTACAATAATAATTGCTACCCCGATAACCAGTTTTTTATGGTCAGTCCAGAGATGTTTAGCCTGATTTATAATATTTTCCATAGTAGTTTCCTCCTATTTAATATCTCCCCAATTAGTACCCGATTCATAGTCTACCTTATTTGGAACCTGTAGTACAACAGCTTCTTCCATAATTTGTACTATTTGTTCGGCCTTCTTATCAGATTCTACCGAAATATCTACTTCATCATGAATCTGAATGTGAGGTATTATACCATTTTTATATAAAGCTACCATGCTTTTTTTCGTCATATCGGCAGCTGATCCTTGTATTAATTTATTTAAAGCCTTGTACGTAAATGCCCGTTTTAAAGGTTCATCATATTCTTTTCTAGCTTGTTCTAAAGGTAATGGTTTAAAAATACCAAACTGTGTAGGTTGCCATAAATCAAAATGACATGCTCTTCCTAATAAAGTTCTAATTTTTCCTCGGTCATTAGCTTTACGAGAAACATTATCCATCAGTTGTTTTACAAAGGGTGCTCGCGAATGATATTGTCTAATTAATTTTTCTGCTGATTCTTTCATTAATCCTAGTTCAGCCATTAATTTATTTTTACCCATTCCATACATTAGACCTAAATTAATTGTTTTGGCTTGCTTCCGTTTTATGCCTGCCATATCAGCCACGACCTTATGGAAATCAGCGTCTCCGGCCTTGTATGCGTCTACAATTTCATGAACTCCAGGTAAATTTTGCAGTTTTGCGTAATGTACTAAAATTCTGGGTTCCTGTTGGGAGTAGTCAAATGATCCCCATTTACAATTTTCTTCTGGAATAAATATGGATCTAATCAATGGACCTAATTCTGGATGACGTGCCGGAATTTGTTGTAGGTTTGGATTACTCATTGAGAATCTTCCAGTTACCGTTCCTCCTTGATCGGATCTAATTTGATTTATATCTGCATGTATTCTTCCCTTGTGCGCATGTTTAGTAATTGAATCTATAAAAGTTGAATGAGCTTTGTTTATTTCTCGTGCATCTGCAATTGATTGAGCAAGTTCATGAGGATGATTTTGTAAAAAGTTTTTTGTAAAACTTGGTTCATTGGATTTTGCAGTTCGATCGTAAGGTAATTTTAATTTGTCAAACGCTTTTGCGATAGAACGGGCTGCCATAATTTCTACATCAAAACCTATTAAGTCCTTGATTTTATTGAGTATTTTCTGCTCTCGCTCCATTAGATTTTTTTTAATGGTCTGAGCTTTTTCCAAATCAACTCTTACACCTTTAAATCTCATTTCAATTAGGCAAGGAAATAATTGTGTTTCTAATCTAAATATATCTATTAGTTCTTGATCATGTAATTCTCTGTGAAGTCTTTGCCAAAGTTTTAAAGTGGCTTCTGCATCACGCTCTGCGTATTGACCTACAAACATTGCAGGTAATCTCCATAAATCTTTTTTAGGATCTACTCCATATTCTTTTGCGGCGTTGTAAAGAACTTTTTCATCTTTACCCAAGCCTCCATAATGTTTTGATAAAGCATTTAATTGATAGGACAATCTATTTTCATCGATTAAACTTGCAGCAATCATTGTGTCTACAATTTTACCTTTAATATTTATGCCGGCTGCTTTTAACCAGCACACATCATACATTGCATTATGAAAAATAAATGTTGTGTATTCTTGACTGCACAAATCTTTTAACCAATCAATCACTAAAGTTCTATCCATATTGCCACCTTGTTCATGTTGAATAGGATAATAACCAGCCCAGCCTTCAATCGCTAAAGAAATACCAGCAATATGTCCATTGCCAATAACATTTCCGGATCCAAGTTCTTTTAAATCTGGATCATTTGTTTCTAAGTCTATTGCAATTTCTTTGACACCTTTTAAATTTTTTAATTCTTCAGGCATTACCCACTCAGTTTCTGGAGTGAATAAAGGTTGTTGAATCGTTCTCACTTATAGTCCCTTTCAATTATCATCTCAATAAAGTGAATTGCTTTAAGCAAGTCTTGTTTTTTTCCTTTATGTGGATGACGGCATATATATTTTATAGCGCATCCCTCTGGAAAAAGCAATTTATTCTCGACGACAAATTTACTTGGCTGAATTTTAAATTTCTGATAATGTGCTCCACCGATTTGTTTATCCCATACACTCATAGTATATAAGCTCTATCAAAATTTTTAGGATCTAATACATGCAATTCTTTTTTAGCCCTTGTTGCTCCAGTATAAAATAATCTATGTAATTCATCGGGATCATGACTAAAAGTTTCTAAAGCTGCGTTGGTTAGATCTTGCATTAATAAAACTTTATCTGCCTCGCCTCCTTTTGCCCCATGTATGGTGGACATTATAATTCTTGGATTTTTATTTATTTTTTCTCCGTTAGCTCTCATATTTCTTATATAGTTTTCTGTAATTGTATCGAGTCCTTCAAAAGCCTCAAACCATACTTTATTTGTTGTGAGTCCATGTTTTTCTTGACATTGTTTTAATGTATATTTTTCTTCAGCATGAAAAGTTTTTCCTTTTTTAAATCCTGGTAATACATTGGATCCTACATATTCATAAATGTTTTTTATTTCTAAGTGATTGAGATGAGCTCCTTTTCGCCACGCTTCCCAATTACTTAAAGCCAATAAAAGTTTTAAAGATACGGAATTGATACCTCGATATTGATAATACCATCCTTGAATTTCGCATAAGTCTTTGGCATCATCTAAAAAATAATTAGCTGAAGATAAAATTAACCATTTACCTTCTGACATATCTACTTGAGTTATGTCTGAATATCTTTTTAGAATTCCTTCTTCAGGTCTAGGTTTATATTCTTTTTCAAATCTGTTCTGTACTTTATTTATTATTTTTTGAGAGAGTTCGTGTATAGGTCCTCCCGGTATTCTATAAGATTGATCTAATATTTTAATATCATCTACTTCTTCTTTCAAAGCTATGAAGTGATCGACATCGGCACCGGCCCACTTAAAAATAGCTTGATCATCATCACCCGCGATGTAAGTTTTTTTAGCATTAGCCCAAATACAACGAACCATATCCCATTGGAGTAAAGATAAGTCTTGTGCTTCATCTATAAATAAAACTTCAAAGCTGGGATGAATTTCTTTGAGAATAAAATCTTCTAAAAGATCTGTAAAATCTTTTAATCCTTTTTCTTTTTTAAATTTTTTTAATTCTTCTGCTAGTAAATATAAAGTATTTCTTTCGATGTCTAATATGTTTTGTCGTGAATCATAATATTCCAATAGATCCATACGTTTAACTCGAGCTGTATTAATAATAGTAAGATATTCATTGTCCGAATTAAAAGTTCCGTCATCATTAGAAAACGAAGTGGTCTTAATAGGAATACCACATTTTATTCCAAACTCCCTGTAATCATCAGGTCCCATCATTTTTTCTTTGGTGATTCCTAATTTTCTAAATGCAAAAGAATGAAGAGTTCTAAAATTTTCTAGATCAGTTTCTATATCTAATCCAAATTTTTCAGAAGCTCGCGTTGCTGCTTCATTGGCTGCTTTTTTAGTAAAAGAAAAATACCCTATTTGTTTAGGTCTAATTCCTGTTTTTATAAATTCGTCCACTAAGTTCAACAACGTTGTTGTTTTGCCTGTTCCCGGTGGACCTAATATTATTGTTTTCATATTTTTTTAGTTTTCTTTTGATTTCTTTGTTATGGACTTGCACATCTTCTAATTTATGTTCCAGGTCGGCAATCTTAGCCTGGAGTCTTGCATACCAATTGATTCCTATGGTGGTTGCCATTAAAAATCTTCTTGTTGGTATTGTGTTTTAGAAACACTTGCTTCAATTTTTTTCATTGCTTTAATTTTAATTAGTCTTGGCTGTTGATTTTTTACTCTGATTCTTTCTTCTTCTACAAAAATATCTTTTAATCTTTTTAATAAGTTTCCTGTTTTAACTTTGTCTATTTCCCAATGATTTCTTTTACAGAAATTATAAAAGTCTTCCATTCTAAAATAAGTAAATTCTCGTTTGTCATCTGTGTATGGAAGTTTATTAAAAATATCATCCAGAGTTCTGGCATTTTGTCGATTGGTGGTCCAGTCTTGTAATAAAGAAGTTAATTCATTAATTGGATCTAAAGATTCTAATGGTTCAATCTCTTGTAAGTTTTGCATCAAAGGTTTTAAAAATAATTCTTTCCAGTCTTTAGGTTTAGGTACTGGTATTACTAGATTAGCTTGATCTAAAGATGCCAATGCAAATAAAGGTGAACTATAAAGTTGTTCTGTTTTTAATTCGATCCGCGCTTCACCCACATCTAAAAACCATTGAGGTGGACTAGACGTATACTTCGTTAAATTACCCAGCATCGGCATTTGTTCTTCATCAAAACCTACACCGAATCGTTTTGTTCGACATAATCGTGATTGACAGACGGCGTTAATTGGTGCGTCCTTACATCTGTATTTATCATAACCTTTACGACTTACAGATTTAATTAATTGTTGAACCTCACTATTACTTAGTGGAGGAGCCATATGAGTTTGATTCGCTTTAACTAATTCATCTTCCCAAGAATCTGGGTTAGCTTGTTTATAATAAACGGCAATATTAAATAATGCATTCTTTCTAGCGCCTTCCCCGAAACCTTCCTTGGCTAATT